CTTGACTTTTAATCAAGTTGTCCCGGGTTCGAGTCCCGGGTGTCTCATCAGTGTGAAAAGGCTCAAAGCTTTGATTTACAAGGCTTTGGGCCATTTTTTTAATTTCTGTGATGGCTGAAAATGAGTCATTTTAATATAAAATAGATGTCTAAAAATGTCTAAAATCGCTTGTCTAAAAGTAAGATGTCTAATAAATGTCTAAGAAATTTACAGTGATATTGCAGTCTCTATGGAGTTATTTACTTGCTCTTTATCTACTAAAATGTGGCTGTACACATCTATAACCATTTTCTCGGTATCACCCAGCAGTTTTGCAATCATCTTTGTAGATATAGCAGGCACTTGATAGCACAGACGAGTGCAGTAGTTATGTCTGAAGATGTGCGGAGTAAGACCGTGTATAATCCTGATTGTATCTGTACCGCCTGCAGCAATATTCATTTTCTTTATAATCTGTTCCCACATTTTTTCAAAGCTTGATAAAGTCATTTCCGAACCGTCTACCTTAGTGATTAAATAATTGTCTACTGTCTTTATGTAGTCTTTTAAAAAGTCTTTTAGATATCCGGGCATTGGTACAGCCCTTTGCCCCCTGACTGTCTTAGTTCCTTTTATATAAGAGTTGTTCACATCAAATGCCATAGACTTTGTTATGCTTATCTCAGCATTTTCAAGTGATATATCATACTTGGTAAGAGCTAAGGCCTCACCTCTTCTCAAGCCACAGCCATACAGCAAGTATACAAAGCATTTCTCTCTATCCGTAAAATCTGCAGTCTTTATAGCCTTAATTTCCAAATCTGTAAGAGCTCTTTTTTCTTTGCTCTTGTATGAGGGCAACTCCAAATCATCTACAAGCGTATGTGCCACATTTATTGGTATTAGTTGAACTTTTGAAGCGGATTTTAGAATTTGCTTTAAGGTCAATGCAAGTTGTTGACAGGTTCGAGGTCTATCCATTCTTTCATTTATTAAGCTTTGTAGTCTTGCGTGAGTAAGGTTCTGTAAAGTGATATCTGACAAGTCGATTATATGCTTGTCTATGATGTTTCTGTACATTAGGTATGTATTTCTTGAGCGATTTACCTTGTATGTATCAAGCCATTCTATAGCATAGTCATAAAGCGATATGTCGCTGGAGGTTACATATTCTCTTTTATACACCTTATCTTTAAATTCATTTACTTTCTTTTCAAGGTCCGCACTTGATTTTTTGGATATAAGGTTGATTCGGTGCTTGGATCCGTCAGGATTGTAAGTGCCGTCCCACACCTTTGCACGGAAATAGCCGTCTTTACTCTTAGAATATTTAGCCTTTGCCATATGTACCTCCTTTTTGGGTATAAAAATAACAGCCATTGTCAAACAGCTGTTACAGTGGTACAATATAGCTTGTCTAGGGCGTATATTGCAGTGTAACAGCTTTGCAATGTATGCGTGCCACTTGGTATTAGCGTACCGGGTGGCTTTTTTATTTTGAACCACCGAGAAATACTTGGTAGTTGAACATTTTCATTTTATTGCAAATCGTCTAATTGTGCTTCAAAGTGAAAAGTTACATTGTTTGCATCAAAGCTATGCCTGATTGCACTGTTTAACTTATCAGCTATTGCTTGTCCTGCACCCTCATAGTTTTTCGAGTCCAAATTTTCGGATACGCTTTTTGCGTCGTAAATTGTAAAGATACTATTCCACTGGTCTTGTGTGCCTGCATAGTATACATCCTTGAGAGAACTTGAAATATAGGCTAAGCTATCATCATATATGTACGAAAAAGACGCAGGTATGTAAAGCTTTTCGACTTTTGAGCCATTAAAGAAAGCATGAGAGATTTCTTGTATACCTTCTTTAAAAATAACAGTATCTACTGCTCTATCTAAAAACATACTTCCATCAAGTTTAGTAATGTTATATTCGGTACCATCTATGTTATACACATTAGAGAACACTACCGATGTTTCTTTGCCATTATATCTGTTCAAATGTAAGGTATCGCCGTCAATAGTGTAATTGAAATCTGACAATGATGTAGGGTCGTTATTAGACTTAGTATTGGAAAAATCCGAACTGGAAACTGATGTTTCTTTAGCTTCTCTGTTTTGTGTAGGTTTCGCCTTTTCGCTAAGTATAACTCCAACTGTGGCTAACAATCCTAAGCCTAAAAATATTTTAATAAATGCGTGTTTTTTCATGGTAGTATTACCCCCTCTAAAATTTATTTTTATATCTAACAGTTTCCTGTTAAGATTATGATTTACAATCCTCTAACTTCCTTCTCGGTCTTGTCACAATTATCTTTGTTAAAGTCGTCTCTTAGTATGTGTCTTATTTCGTGTCTTCTTGTCTTTGCATTAGTATCCGCAGATAGTGTAGGATTTAATACTACTGTATAGTATCCCTCATCTTCCATGACGAAACCTTTTATTTTTGGCGGTAGTCCGGGAAGATAAATGTATCTGCAGTTATCATTAGTCAATTTGCGTTTCCCCATATATCCCCTATTTTTTAAATTTATCTATAATTGTTTTAACCATTTCTAAGTCGTCCGCTGATACATCTTTAGCGGCGTCAAATAATATCTTGTATTTTGGGTTTTCGTAAAGAAATTGGGCGAGTTCCCTTGCTTCTTTATCTATGTAATAAGAGTCCTCTTCTTGAGAATCACTGTCACTTTCAGTATCATACCCCATTAGCCAAAAAATTGGCACATTCAAAGCCTCCGAAAGCTTTTCTATTGCTTGTTGCTTTGGGTAATATCTTCCCGATAAGTATGAGCTTAATGCTCCTTTATTTATACCTGTGATTTCACAGAGTTGAGTTTGGCTGTAACCGGAGTTCTCAACGGCTTTTCTTAATCTTTTTGTTCGCTCGTCCATTTGTGTTCCTCCTTATATAATGCATTATAGCATATTTTTTAGTTATGTAAATATTTTTTTTATAAAAGTAAAAATTTTCGTTGACAAGAAAATGTAATGAGGTTATAATTTAGAAAACTAAACAAAAGGAGGCGGTACAAATGGACTATGACTACAGCAAGCTTATGGGGAAAATCAAAGAAAAGTACAAAACTCAGGCTGCATTCGCTAAGGAGATGGGCATGGGGGAGTCAACATTGAACCTTAAGCTTAATAATAAAGCTGAATGGTCACAAAATGAGATGAAAATGGCAATGTATTATTTGGAAGTAAGTACAGACTTAATTGAAGACTATTTTTTTTCACATAAAAGTTTAGAAAACTAAACAAAGAAAAGGGAGGTGATTTTATAAAAATAGAAAAGTGGTGTAACCACGAAATTAGATTTGTAGAAAAAGATGGTGAATGGTGGGCGGTGCTTAAAGATGTATGTGATGCTTTGGGACTAAAGGCGAAAAAGGTAAGAGAAAGATTGGAGAAGGAGGTCCTTTCAAAGGGCACCCTTGAGACGGCAGGCGGACAACAGGAAATGCTCATAGTAAATGAATACGGTATTTATGACACTGTATTTCAAAGTAGGAAGAAAGAAGCAAAAGACTTCCGTAAGTGGGTGTACAGAATGCTTTCCGAACTCCGCAAGGCATCAGGCTATGAGGGCTTTGAGATATTCCGAATGCTTGATAAAGAACATCAAAAGGAAATGATGAAAAAGCTTCAGGAAGGACTTAAAAAGCCTGCAAGGGTTGATTATATCAAGGCTAATACGATAGCAAATAAGGCTGTATCACTGAAGCATGGCTATCCAAAGATGGTAAAGAAAGCGGATATGGCTCCGGAGATGTTAAAGGATAGAGAGCCGATACTTGCGGATACAGTGGAGTTAATGGCAGTAAAGGACAAGTACGGCTTAGATGTATCGGTAAGCGATATGATTTATAAGAAAAATGAAGAAAAGGTTGGTTAGGATGGAACATGATAGATAGCAAACAAAAATTAGAAGAGTTATTGATGAAGAAAATAAAGGAATTAGTTGAAGAGCCAGCAACAGCAGAAGAATTGCAAACACTACCATTGCTGGCACATGAATTAGTAGAACTTTGGCGTTACACAAGTGAGTTAAGTTCTACCAACTTATCATAGATTTTTTGCATAAGTTCAGTGATGTCTTGTGATGTTAAATCCGGAGAAGCAGACACTTTAGCGATTGTAATATCTTTGACAAGTTCGATTAAATCTCTATTACGAGTATATTCGGACATATTTAAGCTCCTTTCTAATTACTCGGCTACTGCAATAGCCTGTGATAACAGTTTAGGAGAGATTAAGAGTAAAGTAAATATAAAAATGAAGAAAAGGTTGGATAAGGGAGAGAGCATGGAACTGAAAGATATCAAAACTTGTGAGTTAGTTGAAGAACTCAAAAAGAGGGAAGGTGTAGAAGTTAAAATTGCAGAACCGCATAAAGATATGGCGGTATCGGTAAACGGTCCTGCGGTTGTTTTGGTAGTTGTTGATTAGGAGGTGATTTTATGAAAACAGAGAATGCGATTAAATATGCAGAAGCTTTAAAAGGAATTTCCTACAGGGATTGGCAGATGCTAAAGGTGGGTATGGACAGGATGTTTCAGAGCAAATTAAAAGAGCTTGAGACGGAACTCAAACTCTCAGACACTGAACAAGTTGGCAGACTTATTCAGTCACAATTTGGTAACAAAAACAACCCTGCATTATTTATGGGGAGCGTCCCAGCTAAATAGGTTGCCGTCTTCATCGTAACGAAGGTCTATCAGAAAGTCTTTGTAAGATTTTTGATACATAGCAACTATATTGCCGCCTTGCTTACCTGTATCACGATAATCTCTATCATACTGTACATAAAGTGAAAATATGGCAAGGTCATGGGCACGCTTTTCCAAATCAGTCATTGCAAATCTCCTTTCATTTACTCGGCTTGGCAGAGCCTGTAAGTAGATTGTAGGAGAGATTAGAGGGAAAGTAAAGAGGTAAAAGAATGACCGAAGAACAGAAAAGATTAGAAAGCGTCTTATTAAGATTAGTTGAGGAATTATATAGAAAGGGCACAACGGAGCAGGTATCACGGATATCTCATGAACTTATAGAATTGTGGGAGGTGACGAGAAAAGATGGATTATCCGAAACAGATTATGAAAATGTCAAAGTGAGGAGTTTTCCAAAGAAGAGAAGAAGCTATGAAAGAAGAAAATGATTACTCACCGCGAAGGGGCTGGACTTTAGAAGAAGTAGCCACGCTCTCAGAGCTTAAGGCTGCAGGTACTAAGATTGTAAAGATTGCGGAGAGATTAAATCGCAAAAGCGTATCAGTTTCCGCAAAGATAATCGCTATGGGTGCCGATTTATACGATAAGGAGACTTGGAAGAATTATGTATCTAAAACCTTGCCTTGGACAAAAGAGGAGCTGAGAATTGTCAAAGAAATAATGCAAAGTGGCGGAGATGCTAAAAATGCAGCACTTAGAGTACCACACAGCCCTAACGAGATATATAGGAAGATGTCTTTTATGGGCAAGGATTTCTTTGATGAGAGTACTTGGGATAAGTATGCAACAGATTAGGAGAAAAATATGGAGTTTCCGAAACAAATTATGAAAATGTCAGAACTAAAAAATATGGGATTTCCTATACCACTGTTGATGGAAGCGTACAGAGATCCAAGACAAGATTTCGCAACTAAAGTAAATCCGGCAAAACCGAATTCAACTATCATATTCGACACGGTTGGTTTTGATAAATGGATAGCAAAGAGGATAAAGTTGCAGACTGCGGAATTTGCAAGTCAAAGACGAAGGCCTGCGACAAGCAAATGGAAGATAAATGTAGTAAGAGAGGTAGGATAAATGAAAAAGGAGCTAAAAGAGGTTTTAAATAAAAATTTTGAGAACATGGACTTGAGGGGATGGAACTTTAAAGGGCAAAACCTGACAGGAGCAAACTTTGCAGGTGCAAACCTTGAGGGAGCTTGCTTTATAGATGCAATACTGGTCAGTACAAATTTTGAAGGCGCAAATTTAAAAGGTGCTGACTTTTCATGCGCTAATGCGTGGAGTGCTAACTTTAATGAAACGAACTGCAAAGATACTGTATTTTTATCGGCAAACTTGACGGAAGCAAGCTTTGAGGGTGCCGATCTGGACAGTGCGTCATTCGCACAGGCAAATTTAACAGACGCAAACCTTCAGGATACAAACATCGTTACAGCTGAATTTGATAATACAGTGGGTATTTATCCCGTATGCCCGACAGAAGGGGAATTTACGGGATGGACACTTGCGGAAGACAGCAATAGCGACGACTGCATCGTAGAAGTATCTATTCCTACATGGGCAGAAAGAAATTCAGGCACGACAAGAAAATGTAGAGCAGAAGCACTGTATGTTGAATCTATAGAAAGATTAAGAGACGGTTATGATCCGATTGAAGTAACGCTTAAATTCAGAGACTACATCTTAACTGAAAAAGAACATGTCTATGATGAAGACTTTGAATCAGACAGATTCAAGGTAAGTTCAACAGACCTGTACTTCTGGATATCAAAAGAGGAAGCCTTAGAGCAGGCGAGGAAAAGGATATGATGTTAGATGATAAGCAAATAGACACAATAAAAAGAATTTTTGATAAGTGCGTGGAGGTAAATAAAAAAGGCATAGTTGAGGTGTTCTTTGACTGGCATCCACACACAAGTCAGGTTGAAGTTAGTATACATATTCCAAATTGGGAAAGAGACAAAAAAGGTAAGAGAATGTATTTCTACTCCGATTCTGAAGACTATGACAATTGTGTTTCTTTGATTGGAGAATACGCACCAAGCGAAATAGAGGAAGAGTTAGATAGCTATATCTAAAAGGATTATTAACAGATAGAGGATTTAGACAAGGAGCTGGGAAAGAGACTTCTCAGTAAAGGAGGATTTAAATGTCTAATTTAAAAGAAAAGGTAGCTGTGCCGGATGTATGGTCTGACAAAAGAATTGAAAGAAGAATAGAAACACTGGAGAGCAGAAACAGCAAGCAGATAGGGGCTTTAAAGGAAAGAATTGAGGAGCTTGAGTACGCTCTTGACGGTGTAGAAAGAGCGTTTTGGGGTGGATTGATAGGGCTTATAGTACTGGATTTGGCTATATTTGCGATAGCAATTTTTTAATAGAAAAGGAGAACAATATGAGAGTTACAAAGATTAAGATTAAAAATTTATTTGGAATAAAAGAGTATGAGGCAGACGGAAAGTCTGTAGAGCTTTCAGGCAAAAATGGAGTAGGAAAGACTTCTGTAATTGATGCAATCCGTTACGCACTGACAAATAAGTCAAGTAGAGATTACATAGTAAGAAACGGAGAAAACGAAGGGGAGATACTCATTGAGACTGATAACGGTTTAAGGATTGATAGAAGAGAGCGTTTGACGCAGGCAAGTTACAAATCAGTAAAAAACAATGGGAAGGAAGTGCCAAGTCCCGAAAGCTTTTTAAGAGATATATTTACACCCTTGCAGCTTAACCCGGTAGAATTTGTAACTATGGACAAAAAGAAGCAAAATGCCATGATTTTAGACCTGATAGAATTTGATTGGGATATGAATACTATACGGAGCTGGTTTGGGGAGATACCGGATTGGGTGTCTTATGACCAAAATATTTTGGCAATTTTAGACGACATTCAATCAGAAAAGGGGGAGTATTTCCAAAAAAGACAGAATATAAACAGAGATTTAAGGAATAAAAATGCATTTATTGAGGAGATAGCAGCATCTATTCCTATGGGATATCAGGTCGCCGAATGGGAAAAAGCAAGCGCAGGAGATATTTACAGGCAGATAGAGAGTATAAGGCATCAAAATAGCTTGATTGAAAAAGCAAAAGCTTTCATACAAAACTCCGACAATAAAATCAGAGGATTACAGGCAGAGAAAGAGATTGCAATTACAGCAATTGAGCGTGAAACTGCAAATCGTGAAAACAGCTTAAATAAATCTATTGTGCAGCTTGAGGAACAAATAAAGGCTCATAAGCAGGAGTTGTCAAGTCTTTCAGAAAAGAAACAGGATAAAATTGCACTTGAGGAAGAAAAATACAATGCCAATGTTGCCAAGTTTACAGCAAATTTAGCAGAGTATGAAGAACTTGCAAGTCAAGAGATAAAAAGTATTGAGGAACTTAACAAGCAAGCTGAACGCATTGAGGAGATGAAAGGGCATATAAACGAATACCGCAGGATGGAGGGATTACAGGCGGAGGTTGAAGCCTTACAGCAAGACAGCGAGGAGCTTACAGAGAAGATTACAAAGGCAAGAACTCTGCCGGGAGAAATTCTGCAAACCGCCAATATTCCTATAAAGGGATTAAGTGTAAAAGACGGTACGCCGCTTATAAATGGCCTTCCTATAAACAATTTGTCTGATGGTGAAAAGCTGGATTTGTGTATAGATGTGGCAATTCAGAAGCCTAACGGCTTGCAAATCATATTGATTGATGGAGTTGAAAAGATGGCTACAGAACTTAGAGAAAGACTTTATAAGAAATGCAAGGATAAGGAGTTGCAATTTATAGCTACAAGAACAACAGACAGTGATGATTTAACAGTGGTTGAGTTGTAGGAGAAAAAATATGAATGAATTAATTGAAACAGGAAACAATTTACCGGTATCAGGTGAAGTTTTTGCGAAGGCTGAAAGCTTTCAGGATTTATTTAATATAGGGAAGATGTTCGCATCGTCTTCCCTTGTGCCACAAGCTTATCAGGGAAAGGCTATGGATTGTGCTATAGCGATAGACATGGCCAACCGCATGGGTTTAAGCCCAATGATGGTTATGCAAAATCTTTATGTTGTCAAAGGTAAGCCGTCATGGAGTGGGCAGGCCTGCATGGGGAT